TGTTTGTACAGCACCACCTAAAGTTTTATCAACTTCAACGGCGGCTTTAATTGAAGTTGAACCGGATGAAGCAAGTAGCCCATCCAATCTTTCCTGCCCATTTCTTTCACTCATTCTACCCACTACTACAATGATCTGACATGATGCAGAATCAAAACCTCTATTTAATGTGTAATCATAATTCATAGATAATTGACCAACTATTGCAAAAGCATTGTTGGTTGGTATGTTTGTAGAATCAGGCACATAATCAAATACACGCATACCGCTAATTGTTTGCAGTGCAGTTTTTAGATTATCTCTAACTGTACTGGGATTCATGCAATAACTTCTTTTTTGTACGCTCTGACCATTGCGGTTACATCTCTACCAATTGGCGACATTCTTACAACACCTAAATCACCTAATCCTAAGATTCCACCGGGGGCATCTTTACGCTTGTATAGGTCGGCAGTTAAGATCAAACAAGCCATATTTATATCATCCGGCACTGACGGCCAACCCCATCTTGCAGTTACCTGTACGCCTGGGCGTAATCCATTTGATGTTAGGCCTGGAAATATCGGCCAAGTTTCAGTATTAGATACCATTGTTAATTGCGTAAAAGGCCTATTCAAAGATTGTGAAGTTAATGGGTCTAAAATGTAATCTGTGTTTAATGTTAATGTTTTGGAATATGTGCCGTTACCATTTTCATCTATCGCTACAACTAAATTACTTGTAGTTCCAATATCATCTACAAAAACAAAAATGTTAGAGTATGCACGGTAAAGCCGTGCTGATGCGGTGGCATCTAAATAAAATCTGCGGTTAGCAATCCGATCAATTGACCTAGATGCTGATTCAACTAAATTTTCTAAAAGATCATTATCGGTATTGTCTGAAATAGACATATAACCTTTGATCTCAGCCAGTGTTGCATATCCATTTGTTATAGCCATGATTGGTATCCAAATCCTGTATCGCCCTGGGACATTAGACAAACTCCATTCTTTAAATACCAATCATAGTTAGAATCCAGGCCACAGGAAGGGTTGCGGCCTGGAAACTTATATTGCTTAGAAGGATGGTGCGGCTAAGCCTGTACCGTTGATCTGAGCAATTGCGCCTGGGTAGCGAAGTGATGTAAAGGCTGACATACCAAACATAACAATGTTGATTGCAACCTTACCATTTGGTTCTTCAAACTTAACATAAGTTGGTGAACCGGCTTCTTCCCAAAGATGACACTCATTAAGATCAACCACAAAGATTGTATCTTGATTTGTGCTTGTACCAATATTTGTTGCAATGTTCGCATCAGTAATAATTGGTAATCCAAGAATTGAATAACCGCTATTGCCGTATTGTGGTGTTCCATTGCCTGTTCCAATTGCGTTCATTGGATTGTAAGCGTTTGGTACTACAAGTGGGCGATTTGAACCATCTACTCCAGCCAATAGGAAACCTAAGCGGCGTGGGTGCATGATAATTGCATTTGGATTAGCATAAATTGTAGATTGAATTTGTTGGATGCTATCCGCAATCTTAGGATACAAACCGGCAACTGTACCTGTGGTCGCTGTGTAAGTAACCAAGATTCCTGTTGTCATGCTCTTTAGACCTAATGGTTGCCCATTTGATCCTGATCCATTTAGAAGCGCATCATCAAGTTTTGTGTGATAAGCGCGTAACAAGTCTGCTAATACAATGTTTTCAATGTTGTATCCGCGTAGTAATGCTTGCTTTGAGATGCTGTTTTGTCCAGCAATTGTGTTCACATTTACTGTGAGTGTTGTGTCATCAGGATCAGTGCTTACTGCGGCAGTGTTCTCTGATGTTTGATATGCAACGGCAGTACCAGTTGTAATACGGCTAATAACCACTGACATACCTTGTGCAGGTAGTGGATGCTTGCGTGCGGCATCAGCGAACGGCCTACCGGCGCGTGCTAATGGTGCATACAGATCAACTAAATATTGTGGTACTACAAGGCCTGCAAAATTGCCTGAATCTGATGCACGCTTTTCAACTGCCATCTCTTTTTGGTGGCGTTGAATACGCTCTGATGCTTCATAGTCATTTGCGAATTGTGCTTTTAGCGCATCACCTAAGAATTTATCTGCGGTGCGCTCTGAATAAGTTAGTTCTTCGCGTGTAACACTGAAGCCACCTGCGCGAACTTCCTTCTTTGTTTCAATGTTCGCATCAACCTTAGCCGCTAATTCAGCCGCCTTTTGATTGCGAATTTCAATATCTGACATTTGCTCAATTCTTTCATCTAACTTTTTGATTTCTAAATTGAGGGCTTCAACATTAGCCAACTCAATTTCTGATAGATCGCGTGCTTCTTCTGCGGCGCGGTCTAAAGTTGATTGAATGAGTGATGTCTTTGATTCGCGCTTCTCGCGTAGAGAAGCAAGAAATGTATTTGACATAGTTCTCCTATTAGTAGTTTTTGTAGTGAGAAGGTGTAACGCGCCGACAAGCGGGGTTAGGTGTTCTACGACTTGTTATTATTATATCTCTTTTTTTAATTCTTTTAGTATTTCTAACGCTGTGTTAAATCTTGTTTTATCATCAAATCTGTTTTGATTTGCAATTTTCTCTGACCATGATTTACCGGCATCCCCACCCCACAATGCCCAGGCAATGCGACCATTAGAAGGATAACCATCTTCACCTGGGCTAAAACCTTCAGCCTTTTTATCTACTTCATGGCGTGCAAAAAAAGATACCATGCGGTTTATTGTTTCTAAAGGCAAGTTTTTGCCACCTGCAATATCTCTAGCCCTAGCAATACCTATCTCAGTGCCACCTCTGCCAAACTCTCTGCGCCAATCAAGTCCTCTTTGTGCCTCTGTTTTCATTGCGGTTGTAGGCGTAAAACTCTCGGCTCTATTTTGATTTTGCATTGCCCACCTGTTGCAATAATAATCGGCCTGCACATTATCATCCCATAGATCACAATAGCCTGCTTTGTAAAAATAACAATTAGCACAATTACGACCTTCAGGCACATCATCACTAGATGCTGGTCTGTAATTATCAGGCAATTCCCTAGTGCCATACTCTGAAATGTTAATTGCAGTTAATTGATCTTCTGCCTGAGCCTGAGTTTTATGGCAACCTAATACTTCATTGGTTGCATCTTTAACAACTGCATAACCTTCGCAATCCGGATGATTACTTACTACGCTGTATGGCATTTAATATTTTCCTTGCTTCATCTAGTCTAGGTGTTAATTGTGGTTGGCCTTCACGCATCCCTGTGATAGCGGCTAATTCGCCATAAGCACCAAAAGTAACAAGCGATACTTCTGCTAAATGTGCTTTAAGCCTTTCCATTACGCCATCCGGCCTTTTTCTGTTTTTAATTGGCATAAAGCCAACAGATAATTGATCCAATGCCCCATCTTTAACTAACTCTAACGCTTCATCACCTTCACGCGTTTTTGAGATTTTGAACTCAGCATAAAGCCCATCATCTGTTTCCCTTAATAATGTGGCACGGCCTAAAACATTATTCTCGCCATGACCTCTAAGAAGTTTAACCCGGTGCGGTGCTTTAATTACTTCTGAAAAAACACCTTTTCTAAAAACTTCAATCATGGTGCTAGTAATGCGCTGTTCTTTGTTGTAAGGCACGGCAATACCAAAAATGGTACGGCCATCACTATTGGCACGCAACTCTAAATTAACAGAGTAATTTCTATTTTCCATTTTTTCATCAGGCATAGTTATTATCCTCTACTGTATCTTCTACATCATCTTGTAATGAAGTTTCAACTTCAGGGTTTATATCTTCTTCTTCGTGATCCATAGGATCAAGGTTTTCATAATCTCTTACTTCATCAACAGTTAAAAAGCCATTAGATAACGCAACTGCATAAGCATCATATCTACTTGCCGTATCTGTTTTTAATAATGATTCATATTCAAAGGCGGCTATTTGACCGCGAACAAGTAAATCAGAAAAGGCCGCTTCTATTCTTTCGGCTATTGGTTGTATTGACCATTTAACCAATTGTAAATTTTCTTGTTCAACATTTGAGTAAGTACGGCTAGAATTAGGTGAACCTAAAAAGTACGGTGGCAATCCTAAAATATTTGCCGCTTCTGTAAGTCCGGCTGTTTGTGCTTCTACTAATTGTGATTCTGCCGCATTGCTACTTAACACTTCAAAATCAGTTGTTGAGTTCATTACAACAGGTGATCTATTGCGTGATGAATACATTGCCATCCAAGCGTTTTTCAGTGCATCCGCTTCTTCCTGAGTTAGATCAGGATTAGCAGATTTAATAACGGCGGTAGGATTCACGCCACCATCAAAGTATCTTGATGCGTACTCATTTATAGCAATCTCTTTACCTAGTGCTTGTTTGGCTACGGCAAGAATACCCTTACCAACTAAATCACCTGGCATTGTAAAATTCTTAATGTGCATAATCTCTGATTGATCATAAGATTTTTCATCAATCTTGTAAGTGATGCGGCCATTTGCTTTTGATACTTCAACGCGATCCGGTGATACAGGATAAATTGAATCAGGTAATCCATTAGCACCTGGTTCACCTAATACTGCAATGTAATTACCATGAACAATTAAAGCGGCGGCCATTGCGCTAATTGTTTCCATTCTTGTTTCATTTGGTACTGGTCGCATTAGTATTTGTGGCGTTGGTACTACCTTGCGCTTGTTGCGATATGCACAAAGTGGCAACGCACCAATAGCATCACTAATTAAAGTTATGCCGCGATAAATGGCAGGTATTCCCAACGCGGTATTTTGATCTACATAAGTACCTGCCCAGTTACCTTCAAAGAATCGGCCAACGCGACCTAAAGAATCAATATACCCTTGTGAGGTATAAACCATTGATGGCTGTATTTGTCTTTTGAGCAATCGGCCTAGCATTATTTACCTCTGTTTTCCAAAGCAATACCAAATAAAACTAAAAACACACCTGATAATATTACTGCCACTACCGGGTAAAATGTTGCGACACCTGCAACTATTAGAAAAGAACCTACAACTTGTAAAACTGATGGTAAGTATTTCATTAGTATATTTTACTCCTTGCAACCGGCTGATCTTCTATTTTTGTAACCACTCCATACCGTGCCAGTGTAACGGCTACAAGTGGT